TGAAGGTAAGAAACTGACGGTCAACGGGCAGGTCCTCCGCATCAAGGGTCAGGCTTACAAGCAGGCCAGCGCCGTCATCGAGCTGGACTGCATCGACGACAACCAGTAATGGCTAAGAAGTCCAATGCGGCTATCGACCCGAAGTCCCTGTTGGACTTCACCATGGCCTTGGACGAGTTCACCAAGCAGGTGGGCGGCGACCTTGAGATGATCGGGCGGGAGCAGATGCGCCTAATGTGCCGGGACGCCATGACCTTTACGCCCCCTATGCCCAAGGGCGGAGGCCGTGGCCTGCTGGACGCTGCGCGCCGTGCCGGTGCCAACAAGCTAGGCAACGACGTCAAACGCATCTTCATCGCCCAAGATGACCCTGTACGTGGTCGGCCTGTGTTCCTGCGTAAGATTATCAACGCCGTCAGGACCCGCGATACCTCGTCGTTCTTCCAGCTGCACCAGGACGTCACGGAGTCCAAGATTAAGGCCCTGTCCCCGGTCATGCGCGCGATCATGGAGGACGTCAACTGGCAGCGGGCTCAGGCCAAGGCTAGGAACTACCTGAACAAGACCGTGGTCCGCGAGAACCTGCGGGCGTCCAGCAACTTCACGCGGGACCTTCGCCCCATCCACGACCAAGCCAAGGGGGCCGTCGGCGGGCGCTGGCCTAAGAACGCCAAGTACAAGGGCCCGCAGTACCTGGTCGACACTACCTCAGCCCTGAACGCCTACATCCAAGACCGGCAGTTGAAGGTCGGCCGCGTCAAGGCAGGCTGGGCTTCGACCATGCGCCAGATTCCAAGGTCAATTAACTCGAAGGGTAAGGAGAATAACTCCGGCGTGTATGACGCCCCATGGGTAGACGCGAACATCCGTTCCGCCCAGGGCATCTTCAGCCAGTCAGTTACCAAGAACCGGGTATCCATGACCATTCAGAACATGATCGGGAACATCAACAACGTGGCCAAGGGGGCCAACACCGAGAACATCGTCTACGGAAATCGCGTTCGCCAAATCAAGGACACGGTGCAGGCTCGCATCCGAGACGCCATTGAGCGCGCCAACCGCCGCAAAAAATAACCACCTTTATGGGCTACAAATCCGCACGACACATCGTGGAAGCCGTCCTGGCTTCCTACCTCGACAGCCAGCCAGAACTGGCGGGCGTCACCTTCTACACCGGGGACTCAGCTGAGACCGCCGTCCTTCCCAAGGCCGTAGTCCTCTGCGACTCTGCCCGGCTGCCGAACGACTTCCCTGACGGCCTCGGCAACTACAACTGCGGGGTCCGCGTGACCGTCTTCGACTCCGCCGACGACACGACCCTGAGCCAGCACCGCGAGCGCTGCGCCGCCGTGGCCGGGGCCATGCAGAACTTGGATCTAATCAAATCCGCCTTCGTGGCCGGGGGCGATGCCCTCTGCTATGACGTCACCCCGAACGCCGAAGACGAGGGGGTAAACGAGCGCTCCTGGGCTTCGGCCTTCTCCTATGACGTGCTGGTGGTCGTTAACCCTCAGTAACCCGAACTAATCGACAATAGGTATGGCAGCAATCGTCCAGGGAATTTCGGCAATCTATGGCTGCGGGGACACCCTCGTCAGCAACGCCGTGGTCCAGTCCTACACCAACGACGGCGAGTTCACGTCCGAAGCCACCATCGTCGACGAAGAGGGCTTGACCGTCGCATGGCGCGGCGATGACCGCAAGACCCAGATCAGCGTCGAGCTCATCGCGAAGACCACGGCCATCCCTCAGCTCGGAGCCTCCTTCAGTGTCACGGTCAACACCGCTTCGTCCTACACCGCTGGCAGCGCTTCGACCTCTTTCTCCGGCTGGGTCACCAAGGTTTCGGACAAGGGCTCGAACCGTGGGTACTCCGCTATCTCCATCACCGCTGTCGGATACGAGGGTGTAGTCTAAATGGATAGGCGCTTCCTCAGCGCCTTCACGGACCCTTCAGACCAAGTAAAGATTCTTGGGCGTAGGGTCGCGCCTTTCTCGCTGATTCACCGCGTCCAACTGGAAGCGGCTGAAAGCCCCCTGCTCCGCTCCGACGCGAACATCCGCCCTGTCGACCTTCTGGTGGCCGTGAAGATTTGTTCCGGCGAGCCCATCGGCAAGGCTTCGTTCCTCGACTCCTGGTACGTCGGCAAGATGGCCAACAACCCGGACTACTTCGCAGAGCAAATCGACAAGTTCGCCCAGATCGTGCTGGTCGAGTCGTGGCCTAAGTTCTGGGAGAAGCGCAGCCGAAGCGGTGACGCCACCGGCATCCCTTGGGTGCTTTCCGTCGTGGCCAATCTGGTTGCCAACGGCATCCCCGAGACCCGGGCATGGACCATGCCTGAGTCCCAAGCGATCTGGATGAACTCGGCCTTTGCCGTCATCAAGGGCGCCGAGCTGAAAGTCCTGACCACCGAGGAAGAGAAACTCATGGAGGAAATGGACAAACAAAAATGAGCAACGTAATCCAATTCAGCATCAACGGCGACACCAACGCCGAGAAGGTCACAGATCGCGTGAAGCAGTCCGTCTCCACCCTGGAGAAGAATATGCAGGGCATCGAGTCGAAGTTCAAGAACTTCGGCAAGGACCTGTTCCTGTCCTTCGCGGCACCGATGGTCCTGCTTAATCAGGCCATCAACATGATTTCCGGCGCCATCGAGAAAGGCCGCCAAGACGTGCGTGACGCTCTAGCCGACGCGGAGAAGGGCGAGAACAAGTATATGCGTGCAGGCACGGTTACGTCCGCACGGGAAGTCTCCCGACGCAGGCAGGACGCACTTGACCGAAAGAACGCCAAGCTGGCAGCGACGGCCTTGGCTGAAGAGCAGATGGCAGAGGGAGGTGTTATGGGTTTTGGCGGAGAAGGCGATAAGGCTCTCACCCAGTACCTGATGGAATCCACTGGTGTCGTTGATTATCTTATCCGAAACGCCAAAGCATCGGCTATGTTTTTCGGTGGAACTCCGGATGATGAAGAGTTTCAGAAGGTCCTCGAGAAGCGCTCTCAGGCCCGCGTCGCCGAATCTCCCGAAGGCAAGGCCGAGGTCGCCGCCGCCAAGCAGAAGGAAGCCGCCGAGATGCAGATCGCCAAGCAGAAGGAACTGGACTCCAAACCGACCTCTTTCAAGGGCCCTGAAGGCTTCTCCAACGTGGTAGGCGTAGGCGCCAACCCGGTCATGGAAGCCATGACCGCTCAGCTCGAAGAGCAGCGCAAGCAGACCGCCTTGCTCGAGCGCATGGCCAACTCAGGCTTCTCTCCCGCTGACGGCTGGATGGCCGCCCCTGCCTCCACCGCCGCCCCCTCTCGCGCCGCCATGCTGCGCGGCAAACGCTAAACCTTTATGGCTCGTCAAGACTACGGCAACGCACTGACCACCCCTGTTCAACAGCCGGGTGGCAAACTGAGCAACGACGGCTACGGCCTGCTGACGGCCACGGTCGTCTGGAAGGCGAACACGGACAACGACCTGTCGGTCGGAAACCGTGGCTCGACCTGCCCCATCAACCCCGACTGCTTCGCCCACAAGTTCGGCGTAACCTACGACAACCTGGGCGTGGCCACGATCACCGTGGATTACATCGGCATCGACCCGACCGTGAACGGTGGCGTTTACACCAACCCGCAGGTCAGCACCTCCAACGGCCTGACCTCGGAGAACATCACGACCAACCCGAATTTCTTCGACGCTGGCGGTGACGGCTACGACGGCGTGATTGCCGGCCGGACCTACACCCAGTCCCCGCTCGGACCGATGGTTGAAATCAAAAGCCCTGCAGACTTCGTAGAAGTCATCACTGGATTGAACTCTGACGGCACTCCTGTGACCGGGCTATTCAATAAGAAGCAGTCCTATGTAGGTAATAATGGCGCCTGCTTTGAGTCCAGCAACGGTGGCCGATTCATCGGGTTCGTCGATTCCACATTCAAGCACCTCTACGGCAAGACGAACTACCTTGCGCCGACCTCATCCTTCTCCGGGCACTTCTACACGACCGAGGACACCGAGGTTCAGAATATGCTTTCTTACCTTGGCACGACATCCCGCGACAACGACTGGTCCAGCGTCCTTCCTCCGATTATTCCGGCCTACGCTGGCACCACTTGGGTTTCCAGCGCGGCCAACGGCTCCTTCAATCAGCTGCTGTTGTCTCAGGTCAACGTCGAGGACTACGGCAATCTCTACAAGGTCAACTACGAGGTGCGTTATAGCGTGCAGGGATGGAGCGACAAGGTCTACCGTGACAACCGCCTGATCTAAACCATGGAAACACTCCAGCCTGGCGACGGATATTCCTTCTCCGCATCGTCGAGCGGATTCACCCTGGACGTCAACAAGCCG